CGAATCTTTCACCTGATAAAAAGTCCTACCTTTGGAGGATAAATAAACGTGTTTCTTGATAACGACTTCCCTAAGATTCTGGGTGCTGAGCTGTATCGCCCTCACCCTGCCTATATCTGTGAGATGGCCGTAGAGCCCGTGGTTGTCCACGACTTTACTCGCCAACCCGGTCAAACCGTTCAACTTGATCGCTATAAGTTCTGGGGCAACCCTGGGACCAAGGACAGCCGTGCTCGCGTGGCTGATCAAACGATCGGTACCGCTAACAGCCGTAACATCACCAAGGAAAAAGTCCTGGTGGTGCTTAACGAATACACCGGTCCTGCTGATCCTGGCGACCCGACCCAGCCTTCAACCTTTAAGATTGCTCGCGAAACCCTGATTACCGCTCAGCGCCTTCTGCTGGACACCGGTAATCTCAACATGTTCCACCAGTCGATCGGTAGCCTCACCCTGCTGGATGACTATCGTCGTTGGCGTGACCGCGTCTTCATTGACGAACTGTCCAAAGCAGAAGCCAATGGTGCCGCTTCTAGCACCCAAGGTGGTTACTACTTCCCTGGTGGTAAGACCAAGAACTCTTCTGGTCAAGTTACCTACACTGCCAATGAGTACACTGCTGACCTGCAGCAGCTCTCTGTCCGCACAGACCTGCTGAATGTTGTTAAGGACCTGCGTAAGCGCAACGTTCCTACCTTCGCTGACGGTCTGTATCGCTGCATTTGCGATCCCGTGTTCATGATGCACCTGCGTCGTGACCCCGACTTCCGTGAGATTGCTCGTTACTCCGGTAATCCTGGTCAAGGCATGTACATGGGTAACCCCATGATGCCTAACAACGCCAGCTTCTACATGGGCCCCCAAGCTGGTCAGGGTTATTTCCTGGCTGGTGAGCCTGTGATGCCGACTGGTGTTCAGTTTGAAGGTGTGAAGTTCTTCGAATCGACCAACTTCCCCAACAAGCAAATCTCGGCTAGCTTTGCTACTCCCGCTTCTTACTCCAACCAAGACGTTGCTCAGGGCTTCTTCTTCGGTCCTCAGGCCGTTGGTGTTGGTATCGGTGGTCCGAACGCTCAAGTTCTGATCAACAATAACGACGATTTCAGCCGTTTCATCATTCTTATTTGGCAACTGTACGCCGGTTTTGAAATCCTGAACAAGGACTTCGTGACCACCGCGTTCAGCTTCGTGCAAGATGACGGTAACATCTGATCAATAACGTAAACAACTAACAAAAGGAAAAATAAATGACCTATTTGTCCGCTAAAAAAATCTTCCCAGGCAACTGGGCAGAACCCCTGAACGGCTGGTACAAGAACATTGACTCTGTTGTCGAAGGCGGTAGCGCTCTCGACAGCTCCCTTGGTGGCCCCACCTCGGTCCTTGCTCTGCCTGGTTACCGTTATTTCCAGCAGCGTGGCTATGTCGCAGTGACAACCACCTCTGGTGCTGGTAGCGTTAACTCCGCTGCTGTGATCGTTCCTTCTCCCTATCGTCAGGATGACACTCGTCCCGACATCACGGGCATGGTGATCTCTGGCAGCAGCACACTGCCTGCTTACGTGTACCGCACCGCCATTTCGGTTGCCTCTGGTTGGGGTGACGGTCGTGTTGCCTCTGGTGTGTATGCCGCTACCGGTAACGTCATTTCGTTCGGTCGTAGCAACGGTGGTGCACCTGTCGCCGCTTCTGGCGTTGGTGAAGGCGTGATTCAAGCCAACCTGACTTCCAGTGTTTCCGGCCTCCAAGCTGGCGAAATCTACTTCGCTGGCGGCACTGCCGGTTATGGCACCAACGCCTTCCTGACCGCTAGTGGCGCCGCTGGTGTCTCTGGTTCCGTGGTCAACTACCCGGTTACTGCCTCGACCACGTTGCGTGTGTTTGCTAAGGAAACTGCAAACTCCACCACAACTTCCGGTGGTTTCTACATCTCCAGCGGTGACGCCGCCGCCGGTCGTGTTGGTTACCTGGTTGTGGAAACCTGCTACGTCCAGCCTGACATTGCCCCTGGCTACGAAGACATCGAAGCTTACCTGCTTGGCCGCACTGTTAGCTGAATAAGCTAAACTAGGACCAGAATTAACATCTGGTCCTTATGCTTTACCAGCACAAAAAAACTGGCGCTCGCGTCAAAGTTGTTAGTGAGTTTGATAATGGCGATTGGTTCATGGTCGAAGATCAGGACGGTCGCCTTTACACCGCTTACAACTCTGAACTTATCCCAGATGAAGAGGCTACCAAAAAGGTAAAAACTCTTCAAGTCAAAGATAAAGCAGCCAAAGAGGACCCACGGGATTTTCCCCCTGATCACCGTTTAAATGTCAATTCCGCTACCGCACAAATGCTTGCGGATCACATTAAGGGAATTGGTCTTAAAACAGCACGTGAGATTAAAGACCTTCAGATGTCTCTGTCGGGTGAAAGATTCAATAATCTTGAACAGCTGAAGCAAATCAAGCGTGTTGATTGGAATGCGGTCCTGGCGGCCGATTTGATTAGG